ACCCTGTTGTGATATATGACGGTACGCAATGGTTTACAGTTGCCACAACGACTACAGCACAGACTATTTCAAGCATTACCCATGTAGGCTCTGTAGCTACTTTAACAACAGCAGCGCCTCATGGATTAATTACTAATAATAGAGTAACTATTAGCGGTGCTACAGCAAGTGACTATAACGGTACTTTTGTTATTACCAAGACGGGTGCTAGTACATTTACTTATCAAATGCTGACTACTCCTGCTGCCAATGCTTCTGTAGTGGGTGTTTATACCACTATTGGTATAACTGGCGTAGATTCATCAACTTTTGTAAATGTAAACTTATTTAAAAATCGCTTATATTTTACGCAAAAAGACACGCTTACTTGTTGGTATTTAGATGTCAATTCTATTGGTGGAGCAGCTAATCCTCTTTATTTTGGTGGAATTGCCCGCAATGCTGGTTATTTGCAAGCAATGGGTACTTGGACATTAGACGCTGGACAAGGCGCTGATGACTACGCAGTCTTTGTAACCAGTATGGGTGAGGTGATTGTCTATAACGGTACAGACCCTACTTCTGCTACTACTTGGGCGCTTACAGGCGTATGGCAATTAGGTCAAACTTTTAGTCGTAGATGCTTTTTTAAGTGGGCTGGTGACCTTCTTTTACTGACTCAAGACGGATTAGTCCCGCTTGCTTCTGCATTGCAATCTAGTCGATTAGACCCTCGTATTAACCTTACAGACAAGATTTATTACCCTATTAGTATAGCGTGTACTCAATATTTTGCTAACTTTGGCTGGCAAATTAACTATTTTGCTAGTGAAAATATGCTGATATTGTCTATTCCTACTAATGATGGAATGGAGCAGTATGTCATGCACACGATTACTAAGGCATGGGCAAGATTTACAGGTATTCAAGGTTATTGTTGGGAAGTATCAGGCGATGACGATATGCACTTTGGAAGCGATGGTATTGTTGGCACTTTGTTTAGTGATTTAAGCGATAACGGCAATAACATTACCGGTACAGTACAACAAGCCTATAGCTATTTTGACTCACCAGGGCAGAATAAACGCTTTACTATGGTAAGACCTATCCTTCAATCTACAGGTGGCGTACCAGCCGTTTTATGCGGTTTAAGCGTAGATTTTGATACTCCAAGCCAATTAGGTGCTGTTTCATTTAACCCTAGCATTTTGACAGGTGCTATTTGGGATAAAGGCACTTGGGATAATGTCGCATGGGGTGGTGGTCTTATTACTACTAAAATTTGGCAAGGTGTTACAGGATTAGGCTTTAGTGGCTCTATTAATCTTAATGTTGCATCACGAAATATTGAATTACATTGGGCTAGTACGGATTATGTAATGGAGGCCGGAGGTATTCTGTAATGCGTAGAGTAACTACAGAAAACCAAGAAGAATTAAGAAATTGGCTGTCTAAGCAGGAAAAGTTTGAATATTCGCAAAATACTGCGTGTATAGGGCAAGAAAAAGATAATGAATTAATAGCCGTTGTTGGATATAACAGCTTTTTACCTCATTCTTGCCAAATCCATGTAGCTTCTACGGATGTGTATTGGTTAAACAAAGATTTACTATTTGCAATATTTGATTACCCCTTTAACAAACTTAAAGTTAAGGTTATAATCGCACCTATATATAAGGGCAATGTTAAGTCCTTGAATTTGTGCCGAAAACTTGGCTTTGAGTTGGTAGCAGACATACCGTATGGACACCCTAATGGTGACCTTATTGTAGTCGCAATGAAGCGTAATCAATGTAAATGGTTACAACAAGGAGAAGGTAATGGGTGGAATAGTTAGTTCAATAATGGGCGGTGGGGATTCATCTTCTAGCGCACCTGCTGTGCCAAATTATAATCAGGCTGCTGCCGCTACTCAACAGAGTAGTATGTACAACCAAAACAATCCGTATGGCAGTCTAAATTATCAGCAAACTGGTACAGACCAATACGGAAATCCTACTTGGACTCAAAATCAAACCGCAGCCCCTGGTTTGCAAAATGCTATTACCAATACTCAAAATACTGTATCTAATCAGCAATATAGCCCATTTCAAGCGCAAGGATTACCATCTACCGGTATAAACCCTGGTCAGACTTATTCAGACGCTATTATGCAAAGACTTGCCCCACAGCAAGCACAAGCAACAGAATTAAACACTTCTAGTCTTGCAAATCAAGGTATTGTCCCTGGCACTCAAGCCTATGACAATGCAATGCGTACATTCCAACAAGGTCAAAATGACCAGTTAACAAGTGCAGTAGTTGGTGGTATGAATACTGGTTTACAAGCTAATCAACAGGCTTATGGTCAACAAGCTAATACTTATGGTATTAACGCTACAACGCCTTATAACCAAGCTAATGCTGTTAAGTCTTTATCAACTCCTAATTTTGCTAATACTCCTGCTGGCGCAAATTACAACGCAGCCGCACAAAATACATATAACGCACAATTAGCCAACTACAACGCACAACTAGCACAACAACAAAACGCTAATAACGGATTATTTGGATTAGGCGCTGCTGGTTTAATGTCACCTACTGGTACTTTTGGCGGTTTATTTGGTGCTGGCGCAGGAACAGCAACAGCAGGAGAAGCTGGAACAGCAATAAGCTCATTAGGTGGTCTTGGCGCTATGTCTGATATTCGCACAAAAGAAAACATTGAATTAGTCGGTTATTTACCTAATGGTTTACCAGTATATGATTACGATTACAAACCTGAATTTAAAGACCATGAATTAGCTGGTCATGGAAGATTTAGAGGTGTAATGGCACAAGATGTTGAAAAAGTTATTCCAAAAGCAGTTATGACAATGCCTAATGGTTATATGGCAGTTAATTATGGAGTCTTAAATGGCTGATTTAACATACCAATCTTTATTGCAACCTGATTCTGAAGAATTAACAGGATTAAACCGCAATCGTGCTTTATCGCAAATGTTGTTGCAAAATGCCCAAAAATCTCCACAAGGGCAAATGGTTGATGGACATTATGTAAAATCTAGCCCTTTACAATTTGCTAATCAGTTATTTAATGCTTATGCTGGTAATAAAGGTTTAGAAAATGCTGATATACAACAACAACAATTAGCTGCTGCATTGCGTGGCAAACAACAAGAATCCGTACAAAATTATATTAAAGCCGCACAAGGTACTCCAGCACAAATGTACCCAGAACAAGCTGGCCCAATGCCTACTGGTGGAAATATTCCACAACAAATACAAACACCAGCGACTGGCCCTAATTATGGTGAAATGTTTAAAGCTGGTACAAGTCAATATGCTCCAACACAACTTCAAGCATCTGCTTACAAATTGCTTGAACCTATTACTACTAAAGAAGGCGAAACAGTTACTCAGCGTAATTTAGGTGTTGGTGGAGGTATGTCAACTATTGCTACTGGTGCAGAAAAGAAATCAGAGGCTATTCGTGGATATGAAATGGCTAAGTCACAAGGATACTTTGGTAGTTTCTTTGATTATGAGCAACAATTAAAACGTGCTGGTGCTTCTAATGTAAGCGTAAGTATGGATAAAGGTATTGCTGCACAAGTTGGCCCTATGATGAAAGAAGGTCAATTACAAGCTACTAGCGCTGTTAAAGGAATAGATGCTGCAAATCAAGTTATTAATGCTTTAGATACTAATAAACTGTTTACTGGGCCATTAGCTAATCAAAAATTAAGCATTGCACAATTAAGCACTACATTTGGTGGCGCTTCTGGTGATTTAACTCAAAAAATTAATAACACTCGTGCCGCCATTCAAGGACTTGCTGAGATTACATTGCAAGGCCGTCAAGAAATGCACGGTCAAGGCGCTATTACTGAATCTGAAGGTAAGTTAGCTGAAAGGGCTAAATCAGGAGATATAAGTCTTACTCCTGGCGAATTAAAACAACTTGCTAATGCTGCTAAAAGGGCTGGTGAATTTACTTACAATAATTATCAAAATAAACTACAAATCATGGCTAAAGACCCCGCTACTGCGCAAATGGCCCCCTATTTTGCAGTTAATCAAATGCCTGCAAGACAAGTATCACAACAAGTACAACAAGTACAACCTAATGCTAATCAACAACTTAATATTCCATCAGCGAATGGTTGGTCTGTAATAGGTGTTAAATAATGGCTCAATACACAGTACAAGCTCCTGATGGTAAAGAAATTACATTAGAAGGCCCTGCTGGCGCTTCACAAGAAGATGTTATTGCGCAAGCTCAAAAACTATATCAGCCTAAAGCTAGTGTAGAAGTTTCTGCTGCTCCTGCTGCACAATTTGGTGAAACTGGTGGTGGCGCTGCTACTGGTAAACCCTTATTAGTTAATCGTACTAATGTACAAACAGAGCCACGCCCATTAGAGTCTGCATTGGCTGGACTTACTAAATCAATGGTAGATGTACCTGTTGCTGCTTCTCAACTAGCTACAGGCGGTAATTTAGGCACAAGTCAATTAGCCCAAAGATTAGGTCAACAAGCTAGTGCTTATCAAGAAGCTAATCCTATATCTTATGGCGCAGGTAGAGTAGCTGGAATGGTTGCACCTGCAATGGCTGGTGGTAGCGCTATAGGCGCTATTCCTTCTTTTGCTAAAGCTGCACCATTAATGCAAAATGCTGCTTTAGGCGCTGCTTCTGGAGTTTTAACACCTGAAGAAACGGGTAAAACAGGTCAAGAATTATATAAAGAACAAGTAAAACAAGGTGGTATTGGCGCTACTATTGGCGCAGCAATAACTCCATTTCAAAAATTAGCAGGAATATTGCGTGGGCCAGAGCAACCAGCACAGATGGCTGGCGCTGTCCAAAAAGCTAGAGATGTAGGTTATGTAATTCCCCCTACACAAGCAAGAGGCGATATTGCTAATCGTTTAATGGAAGGCGTAGCAGGAAAAATTACTACTGCCCAAAACGCTAGTGCAAGAAATCAAGAAGTTACCCATAAATTAGTGGCAAAGTCTTTAGGACTTCCAGAAGATGAAGTTATCCTACCTGAAGTATTAAAAGGACTTCGTCAAACTGCTGGTGAGGCTTATGCTAAATTGGAAAATATTGGCACAATTATCCCAGGTAAAGAATACACAGAAGGGCTTAATAAAATTGCCGGTAAAGCATTAAAAGCGCAAGAAGGCTTCCCTAATGCTCCTGCTAGTCCTGTTGTTGCATTGATAGATTCTTTAAAATCCCCATCTTTTGATTCTTCTGCTGTTATTGCTAAGATTAGTGATTTAAGAAATACTGCTAATAAAGCCTATGCTTCAGGAGATACAGACCTAGGAAAAGCTAGTAAAGATGCTGCTGCTTTGCTTGAAAATACTATTGAAAAGCATTTAAAAGATACTGATGCTACTGCTTTGCTTAATGAATTTCGTAATGCAAGACAATTAATTGCTAAATCTTATTCTGTAGAAAAGGCTTTAAATCCAGCTTCAGGCACAGTAGATTCAAGACAATTAGCCGCACAATTAAAGCGTGGTAAACCATTATCAGAAGAATTAAAGACTGTAGCGGAGTTTGCTAGTCAGTTTCCAAAGGCTTCTCAAGTTACTGAAAAAATGGGTAGCTTGCCACAAATTAGTCCTATAGATTATGGTTTAGGTGGATTGGCAGCGTTATTAACTAACCCTATGGCTATTGCTGGCGTTGCTGCTAGACCAGCTTTAAGGGCTGCTGCATTATCTAAACCTGTCCAAAATAGCTTAATTCAAGGTGCTAAAATGACGCCTGACCAAGCAAATTTAGCCAAATTATTAAGTATTAGAAGCCTGCAAACTGGCTATAGAGGAGCAACAAATGAGTAGAAATGGTAGCGGTACATATACTTTACCTAGTGGAAATCCAGTTGTCACCGGTACAACTATCACTTCTAGTTGGGCTAATGCTACTTTAAGCAATATTGCCGATGCTTTAACTCAATCAGTATCAGCAGATGGTCAAACACCTATTACTGGTGCTATTAATATGACAGGTCATTTAATTAATAATGTTACTGACCCTGTTTCTGCCCAAGACGCTGCTACTAAAAACTATGTTGATGCTATTAATTCAGTAGTAACTGGCACTATTAATATGTGGCCTACAGCTTCAGCCCCTACAGGCTATTTGCTTTGTCAAGGAAGTGCTGTTTCAAGAGCTACTTATGCGGCTTTGTTTGCTATTATTGGCACTACATTTGGAGTAGGTGATGGTACTACAACCTTTAACCTTCCTAATTACACTAATCGTATGCCTTATGGTGCGACTGTAGGCACAACTGGTGGTTCTGCTGATGCTGTAGTAGTAAGTCATACCCATACTGCAACTTCTACCTCTACTGTATCAGACCCAGGACACATTCATAGCGTACCGAATAATACAGGTGCGGCTATTATGGGTATGGGTAATGTAAGTAATAGAAACTATGGTTTATCCTATACTGATACAGCAGTTACAGGTATTACAGTTGCTACATCAACTACAAATGCTTATTCTGGTGTTTCTGGTACAAACGCAAACCTGCCGCCTTACCTTGGTATTACCTTTATTATTAAGGCTTAATATGACTATTGTTATTGCTAAACTAACTGATTCTGTTTTTAAAGACGGAAATACAATTCTTAATTTAGGTCTTACAATCCCTGAAGGTGTTGTAGACCTTTATTGGTTTGGTACAACTGGGTGGATTGATTCTGATATTCGTACAGACATTACAGAGCTTCCACAATGGGCTAATGATTGTATGGCTAAGTATGAAGAAGCATTGCCTATACCGCCTGTACCTCCTACTCCTACAGAAGTTTGTTATAACACCGCTTGTACTTTGTTATCAGAAACAGACTGGACTCAAATACCTAATAGTGGATTGTTAAATGTAGATGAATTTTCTACTTATAGACAAGCTGTGCGAATGTTAGCCTTAAACCCAGTAGAAAGTCCTGTATTTCCTATTAAACCTACGGAGAAATGGTAATGTTTCTAGTAACTTGGTTATTCGACAAAGTGGGCTATATGCCTAAGATTAATGTAGAAACTACATGGCCTTTTCCTGCCACTCAAAAACCTTATACTCCCCATGAGTTTGAGAAAAAAGTTGCTAAGAAAACTGTTAAAAAAGCAACAACTCGTAAAGCAAAATGATTATGGAAATCGACCCAGTAAAATTTGGCGTAACTTGGCAGAAAGTAGAATCTATGGAGTTTGAAGTAGCTGAACTGCGTAAAGATGTTAAGCAATTACTAGAATTAGCCAATAAGGGTCGTGGTGGCTTTTGGGCTGGTATGGCAGTCGTATCAGCATTTTCCACTTTTGTAGGCTTTATGAGTCATTACATTACTGGCAAATGAAAGCTCATCGCAGTAAAACCATGTGGTTTGCATTTGCCTTAGCAGTATTTGGTGCAGTTTCCGATAACTTTTCTGCAATACAACAATACATTGACCCTAAATTTTATTCTTATAGCATTATTGGTATTTCTGTGGTCGTTGGTGTTTTGCGCCTTCTAACTAGCGAGCCTATCGAATGATTGACTATGTCAAAATATCACTTCTTGGTGGCCTATGCCTTATTCTGTTTGGTAGTGGGTATTGGATGGGTTACTCACGATATATTGAGTATAAGAAGTCGGTTGAAATTATCGCCAAGACACAAGAAGCCAAAGTCGAATCAATCACAAAACAACACGAATTAGTCACTAAAGGAATAGCCAATGAATATGAAGCTAAACTTGCTGCTTTGCGTAACTACTATAAGTCTACTAGCGTGTGGAATAACCCCAGTAGCAGTAAAGTGTCCGGCATTTCCACAGCCCCCACAGTCGCTGATGTTGCAACCGCCTACAATCTTCTTGCTAGACAATGCGCTGAAGCCACGCAACAATTAGTTAGTTTACAAGAGTGGACTAACCAGCAAATAGGTATTAAATGAATGATTTTAAAGAGTGTTTAGACTTAGTTTTAAAGTCTGAAGGTGGCTGGGTTAATAATCCTAAAGACCCTGGCGGTGAAACGAATTTAGGGGTCACTAAGGCGGTTTGGGAAGAATGGGTAGGTCATCCTGTAAACACACTTAAAAACCTCACCAAAGACGATGTAGCACCCTTATATGAGCAACGCTACTGGAGACCTTGCTATGGAGAAGTATTACCTCGGGGAGTCAACTTGCTTAGTTTTTCAATGGCAGTTAACGCAGGCCCAGGCAGGGCAGTTAAACTTCTTCAACAATCTCTTGGATGTGTACCTGACGGAGTTATTGGACCTTCAACAAGAAGCCTTATTCTCGCAAGTAATAGTGCAACTCTTATCGCAAAATTCTCTGAAACTAGGAGAGAATATTACAAGTCATTAAAGACTTTCCCTATCTTTGGTAAAGGCTGGCTTGCAAGGGT